TGAGTATATATTGCGAGGCTTTATATCTAGCGTTAGTTATATTGCGCATTCCTCTATAGGACCACCCTCACAACAGGAGATAGCTTTTTGCATATATGCAGGGCAGTGTGGTGTGTAGCAGTATAAAGAAAAAACCGGCGCTGGCTTTAACAGAACACCGGTCTCTTCTAGTATTTGAGTCAAAAGGAAATAATTGCAATACAACCATTTCTATATATTGAAAATATATCATAAATAAAAACTTATACAAAACGATTTGCATTAATTTTTTTATTCGCTAGTGTATCTAACTACAAGTAACTACACGCACTGGCTTTCAGAATGAGTGTAGCGTTCAGAACTTATCTAAGTGGACTAGCCAGACCATAATCGTCCGTCATAGGGACATTCCTCGGCATATTTAATTTTTGGTTTGGGCGGGGCCGCACAGGGTTAGCTGTATCTACAAAAAGAGAGTTGTGGTTGGGGCAACAAAAAATAATTTCTTTGGTTGGGTGCTATTATAAATAAACTATGTCGTTGGATTATATACAAAATGGAATGAGATTTAAAATCAACGATAATCAAATTTCTTACATAAAAAATAAACAAGTGATTGACACTTGGACTCAACCAAATCTAAATCCAAAAGCATTAGAACGATATGTGATTGACAGAATGATTTCTTTAGCTTATCTATACAAAGAGGAATTAATTCGACTATAATAAAACCTATGGTTTTAGATTTAAGTGTTAAGATAGATTTGTCGGCTCCACTAACCGATATCCTCCCATCACTGGCTATTCTTTCGGGGATAGCCTTATCCAAAAGGAGTCCAAGCACACCTAATGAGTAAAGTTCAATGGGACCCAGAAAATGAAACTTGGGCGGAGTTTAAAAAAAGAAGAAGTGCAAACTCTGGTATATCCGGTATGGGGCAGAAAAAAAGAGAAGGCACCGGCAAAAAAAATCTTTCAGAGCTACGGGAGAAAGCTTTAAAGAGAGCAAAACATAAATGCGAATGGCCGAACTGCAATTCCAAAAAATGGCTAGAGATGGCTCACTTACGAGCAAAGGGTATGGGTGGACGCGACAGAGATATATCTGATGACCCAATGAATGTTTGTATTCTTTGTAAACATCATCACGATATATTTGACGGAAGACAACAAGTTGGTTCTAAGTTTGAATATACTGAACTACTCAAAGGATTTCTTATACTACAATGGAGAATGAAATGAGTGAAGTATATGACGAACTTAAAGAATTTAATCCCGAAGCAATTGTCATTGATGATTTTGAAGAAGCATATTTAGGATTTACAACTAAAGGTATCGCTATTTACGATTACTACACAATGCTAGATATTGTTGTAGATGGTATTTTGGAAGATGATGACTGCACAGAAGAAGAAGCAGTTGATAATGCTATTGCACACATAGATTACAATATTATATCTGCTTATGTTGGTCCTTATACTCCAATTGTGATGTATAAGGAACTCTATGACGAATAAGTATGTTCCTAAACTTCCTTCTTTACATAGCGGTCAACAAAAAGTAAAAGAATCAGAAGCGCGTTGGAAAATTCTTTGCGCAGGTAGACGATTCGGCAAAACAAGACTTGGTGTTCAATTATGTATGGAAGTAGCTTTACGCGGAGGTAGAGCTTGGTGGGTAGCACCTACATTTTCAATTGCTAGAGTTGGTTGGCGTGATATCGCCGCAAGTGCAAAATCATTTCCTAGAGAAATAGAACCAAAAGTATCTTTGGCTAATATGCAAATTGATTTAGCTAACGGGGGCTCTATTGCTGTAAGGTCTGCTGATAACCCACAAAGACTTCGTGGTGAGGGTCTTGACTTTCTAGTTATGGACGAAGCTGCATTCGTTAAACCGGAAGTATGGTCAGAAGTTCTTAGACCTACACTTACTGAAAGAAAAGGTTCTGCGTTATTTATTAGCACTCCTATTGGAAGAGATAACTGGTTTTACGATTTATGGGAGCAAGCAGAAGAAGGAGAAAACTGGGAAAGATTTAGATTTGCTACTACTGACAATCCTATGATTGACCCCGAAGAAGTTGAAGCAGCTAGAAAAGAAGTTGGCTCTATTGTTTTTGCACAAGAGTATCTAGCAGAGTTTGTTGACGCAGGTCAAGGTATGTTAAAGCCAGAATGGATACATTACTTTGCAATTGTTCCAGACGAAGCAGGAAATCTTAAATGCTTAGTTGACGGCTCAGAATATTATCTAGCTAACTTAGAAAAGTTTGGAATTGTTGACTTAGCTACTACAACAAATAAAGATTCTGACTTTACTGTAATCACATCATTTGCAAGAACTCCAGACAACAGATTACTTGTTATTGATATGACTAGAGCAAAATTAGAAGGTCCAGACATTATTCCAGCGATAAAACGCGCAATGGATAAAAATAAGCTAAAATATGTAGGTATAGAACGCCAAGGTTTTCAGACCACGATAATCCAGATGGCGCAACGAGCTGGTATTCGTGTGAAAAATCTAAAGACGGATAAAGACAAAGTTACACGCGCACTTCCTTTATCTGCTCGCATGGAAGCGGGTGATGTATATTTATTACGAGATACACATTGGCTACCAGAGGTGGAGAGAGAAATTATGACCTTTCCTGCTGGAGCTCATGATGATATTATTGACACCCTAGCCTACGGCGTACAAATGTTGCAAGAACAAAGAAGCTGGAGCGCGTATTAATGGCTGAAGAGAAGTCAAGATTTTCAAAAGCGTTAGATTGGTTGAATGCACCAACTGACGCAAGAATTAGAAGAGAAGCAAATCAAAAAGGTTTAATTGTAAACCAATCAGAGTATTCATATCTTAATCAAGCAGTTATGGGTTACAACACCCAATCTGGTTATTTTGACCACAAAACATTAGCAGAACTAGGTGACGGAACTGGAAACTCTGCTGTTATCGCATGTCTCAATGTACTAGCTACTGCTTTTGCAGAACCGGGACTTTTAGTTGCTACTAAAAATAATGAAGGTGATTATGCACAAGACATGAATCACGAATTAGCAAGACTATTCAGAAGACCAAATCCTTACATGACACAACAGTTGCTAGCAAACTATATTGTTACAGCTTTAAATGCAAACGGCGACGCTTTTATTTATAAAAATAGAAACTCAAGAGGGGTAGTTGTAGAGCTAGTTCCTCTTATGCCTCACTTGGTTGAAGCAAAAGGAAATGAGAATGAACTTATAACTCATTATAACTATCAACCACAAGGCGGTGTACAGGGGGAAGATTCTGTACGCATAGAAAAAGCAGATATGGTTCACTTACGCCAAAATGTTGACCCTAATAATATGAGGCGTGGTCTTGCTCCACTTAGAGGCGTTCTAAGAGAAATAGCAGGAGACGAAGCAGCAGGACAATACACTGCGGCTTTGTTACATAATATGGCGGTACCCGGAGTAATTCTCTCACCGAGAGATGACGCTATGGGTGGCCCAACTAGAGAAGAAGCTGAAGCTATTGCAGATATGTATAAGCAAAAGTTTGGTGGTAAGAACAGAGGTGCGCCTATGGTCTTATCCGGTGCTATGAATGTTGAAATAGTTTCTTTCTCTCCAGACCAAATGAAGTTAGCTGAATTAAGAAGAATCCCAGAAGAAAGAGTGTCAGCAGTTCTTGGCGTTCCAGCAGTGCTCGCCGGCCTCGGAGCTGGATTGGATTCGGCGACTTATTCAAATACAAAAGAACTTAGAGAGTTCTTTACAGAGTCAAAAATGGTCCCAATGTGGAACATGGTTGCGCAAGAACTGACTCATCAATTGTTACGACCAGAGTTCGGCGGAAATGATAATCAATACGCAGAGTTTGATATCAGTAATGTTAGAGCACTAGCTGATGACAAAGACAATCTCTATAAACGCATGAATACTGCTGTTCAAGGAGGTTGGGTAACAATTGGCGAAGCAAGAAAAGTAGTTGGTTTAGAGGCTGATGAAAGACATGATGTTTATCTAAGGCCACTTAACATGATTCAAGTTACAGAAGATGGTTCACCACTTCTAAATGACCAACCTACTAATGAACCTGCACCGGCAAATAACAATGATGACGAAGAACCTGCACCCGAAGATGACGAGAGTAAGTTAACTACTATTGATTTACCGCCAGAGGTAGAAAGAGAAGATGTTGTTAAACCAACACCTACTTATCTTAATGAAGAAAAATATATTGCAGAAATGCCTAATGGTGCTTTCTGTGTTATAAGCCATGAAGATGGTGAAATAATAAAATGCTTTGACACAAGAGCAGAAGCAGAGAACTTTTTAAATAATAAAAAAGAACCAGCTGCTTTAATGAAAGATACTTACACAACTATTGAAGAAGCACAAGAGAGAGCTAAAGAATTAGGTTGTGAAGGTACACATTACATTGAAGTAGACGGAGATAAATTTTATATGGCTTGCGCTACACATCAAGATTATTTAGACGCAGTCTACAAACCTAAAAAAGACGGAGATATAGAAGAACTTAAAGTATCTCTAGAAGAAGCAGAAGTAATGTACGAAAAAGGTGATAAATTACACAGTCCAGAAGAAAAAGCACCTAGCAAAACAAACTTTCCTAGAAGTGGAGATAATCAAAAAATAAGTTTATCTAACTCTCAACACCCACAATTTCCAAGCTACGCTTATGTTAAAGATTTAAAAGAGAACTGGCCAGAGATTTGGAGGAGAGCTGGAACGGGCGGTAATCCTCCAACATCATTTACTGGTAATGACGCTTTTAATAAATGGACAGCATATAAAGGTGGAGATAGAAGCGAATCAGTTCTTAACTGGGTTAAGAGAAGAGAACGCTTTATGAATCGTCATAAGAAAAATAATAGACTTAACGGCATTATTGCAGTTATGAAGTGGGGTGGAGTAACAGCTGGTGGAGTTTCACAAATGAAGTCTGTTGTAAATGACTACAAAAAAGTTATTAGAGAGAGAAGAAAAAAATCTCTTGATTATGCAGAGGAATATTTATTAAAAGCAATATCTGACCAAGCTAGAGCAGGTCTTACTAGAAAAGTAGAAGACCATAATAAAAATAATCCTACTCATAGAGCAACACTTCGTATGCTAATTGCGGTATATAACAGAGGAATAGGTGCTTATAGAACTAATCCGGGTTCAGTAAGAGGTAATGTGAGTTCAGCAGAGCAATGGGCAATGGCTAGAGTTAATGGCTTTTTAAGAGCATTGAGAACAGGTAAGTTCAGAAGAAAACCTTATGACCAAGACTTGTTGCCGAGCTCACATCCATTGTCATCAAAAAAATCTGGTAACAAAGCAGAATCAGTAAGAGTAGGTCAAGCTGTAAGCTGGTCAATCAACAAAGAACCAGACCCACCTTCAGTTGTACATGGTATTGTAACATCAGTAAATGATGATGAAGCCACAATGGAAGTATGGGCTAGATTAGAAAATGGCGACCATAAAAAGACTGATAGAAAAGTCACTATGCCAATTTCAAAGCTAAGAATAATATCAGACTTTAGACAATAAAAAACTAAAATCCGCAATCGTATCATATAATAGTTAAAACGCACATCTGAATAATCTATTGTACAATTTAAGATTGAAGGATGTATGAATAACGAATCTAAAAATATAGACATAGAGTTGAAAGATGACTCTGGTCAAGTAGAAGCAGTTTTCAGTATATTCAATTCCCTTGACAGTGATGGGGATGTTGTTATGCCGGGAGCTGTCAAATCGGGTTTTAAAAACAACCAAGTTCCAATGGTATGGTCTCACAAATGGGATATGCCTATTGGAAAAGGAACAATTGCTCAAGACGATGATAAAGCAGTGTTCAAAGGTGAGTTCTTTATGGATACAGAGTCTGGTAAAGAAGCTTACAATTTAGTTAAAAACATGGGTGACATGCAACAATGGTCATTCGGTTATAAAGTTAACGATTCAGATTTTGGTAAGGCAAAAGATAAAGGCGGAGAAGATACAAACGCTAGATATCTAAAAGACCTTACTGTTTACGAAGTCTCTCCAGTACTTGTTGGAGCAAACCAAGACACATACACATTAGCAATTAAATCTAATACTGAATTATTAAAAGAAATTGCAGATGTTAAAGGTGATGAAAAAGAAGAACAATCATCTGGATGTGGCGCAAATTGTGGTTGTAGTCAAAAAAGTTACGGAGATGACGAAGAAGAAATGAAATCTTGTAAGTATCACGACGGTGGTCCTTGCATGAAAATGGAGGATGATAAAAAAGAAATGAAGAGTGAAGAAGATTTAGAAGTTTCACAGGAAGACAGCAAGTCTTTCTCTGAAGAAGTCATAGATGTGCTTGCTGCATTAGATGACTTAGTAGCCCGAGCAAAAGCAATTGCTATGCTCCGTGGTGAAGATGGTAGGAAATTAGGCGTAAAAGCCACCGAAGCACTTCGTGCAGTCGCAGACGACTTGAACGACGCTTGGACCGAGATTGATGAGTTCATCGGAAATGTCGGAACTGAGGGTGCTTTGGAGTTAGAAGTAGAAGAAGAACTTGTGGAAGATGAACCAGCTGAAACAGAAGAGGTAGCTGAGGCTTCAACTGATACTATTGATGTTGAAACAGAAGTCGAAGAAGTTACTGAGGAAGAAGCACCAGTAGAGGAACCTGCTGTTGAAGAACCGGAAGATGAAGCTGCTGAAGAAGAAACTCCAGAAGATAACACTGACTCCTCTGACGAAGAGTTTGACGCTGAGTGGGTAAGGGCTCAACAATTAATTGCTGAATCCTTAGCCGAAGAAATAGAAGAAGTATAAGACAAGCAAGATTGGAGAAATCTAAGAATGAGTAAAACAAATGAACTCATGGACCAAATTGCTGCTAAAAGAGCAGAATTAAAATCTGTCTTTGAAGCCAACGAAGACGGCAAGTACACCTCTGAACAAAAAGAGGAAATCAAGTCAAGAAATGACGAACTTGCTGAATTAGTTGAAGACCTTAACATTGAGAAGAAAAAACTCGCTAATGCTAAGGCTATCGAAGAAGATTCAAAGCCAGTTGCAGAAATGCCACTAGCTGGCAAATCAGCAGAAGTTAAAACTGTTGGTGAGCAATTTGTACAAACCGACGCATATAAAAATTATATGGAGGGCGGTGTTAAAGGTGTAGATTCTCATATTGAGACAAAAACAACTTTGACAACTACTGGATACCCACCAGAGGTTTTAAGACAACCGGGTATCTTGGAAACAGCTCTTAGAGACCCAAATGCTGTTATATCATTATTTGATGTAATCAACACAGACCAAAACGCATTCAGCTATTTGGAAGAAACAACCTTCACAAATAACGCAGCTGAAGCTGCTGAAGGTTCTGCTGTTGGAGAAGCAGCTTTGGCTTTCACAGAGCAAACAGAAGCTATCCGTAAAATGGGTATCTTCATTCCTGTAACAGACGAATTACTTGCAGACGAAAGTGGTATCCAAGGATACATCAACTCTCGTTTACAAACAATGATAAGACTTCGTTTGGACAACCAACTCCTTAATGGTGATGGAACTGCTCCAAACCTAGAAGGTATCTTAGACGCTGGTAAAGCTTCAGTCGGTTCTACTGACTTTAGCTCTTACGCAGGAACTTTAGGAAAAATTGGTGCACTTTATGGAGCAATCACAGACATCAGAGTCAACGCATTTACAGAGCCAGACGCTATTGTAATGCACCCAAGTGACTGGAATGATGTTGTGACTTCTGTAGGTGCAGACTTCGCAGGTACTTCCGGTTCTGGCTACACAGAAAAGTCACCACTTTTCGTAGCAGCTGGTGGTATGGGCGCAGGTCCTTCAGCTCAAATCTGGGGACTAAAAGTCGTTCCTACAACCGCAATTGCCGCAGGAACAGTTCTTGTTGGTAAATTCGGTGGTGGTGAAGCAGCTAACTTAGTTATGAGACAAGGTATGGAATTAGCCGTATCTGATTCACATAGCGATTTCTTTATTAAGAATCAATTAGCTATCAGAGCTACCATGAGAGTCGGTTTCCCTGTTTACAGAGAAGCAGCTTTCCATAAAATCACTAACTTCTAAAGTTAGTTTAGATTTATACATTAGAGCGGGGTTAAACCCGCTCTTTTGTTTTTATAGTGTAAAATTAGAACATCATGTCAGATTATATTAAACCAGAGAAAAGCATTTGGAAAATGAAAGATGGTTCCATTTGGGAAGGTCCTTTATCAGAACTTCCTAAGTCTGGAGCTTCTCTCATTGCTAAAGCAGGTAAAGAATACCCAGCTGACTGGCTCAAAGAGCAAGGTTGGGGTAAAGTGGAGAAGAAAGAAAAAGCTGCTCCTAAGAAAAAAGCTGCTAAAAAAGCACCAGAAACCAAAGCTGTTAAACCAGAAGATACAGAAGATAAGTAAGGAGTCCTAAATGGCTCTTTGTAGCGTTAGTGATGTAGAGCAATTCCTACAGATAGATTTAAACTCCACTGTAGAAGCTTCAGTCACAAATACTTTTATACCTTATGTTGACGCGGCTATTAAGCGTTATCTAGGTCATGATGTAGAACAAGCAACTTATACAGAAACATTCGACGGTAACGAACAACAAGATTTATTTTTGAGGCATGTTCCTATTGCTTCTATAACTTCTGTTACAGAAGATGGTAACACTCTTACTGAAGGTAATGAGAGTGACTATGTATATTACGATAACGGAAGAATGAGAAGAATAGTTATTCGTTGGTCTGGTATAAAACCTAAAAATATAGTTGTTACTTATGTTGGTGGATATGAAGCTGCTGACATTCCAGAACAAATAAAACAAACTTCTGCACGAGCCGCAGCTCGTTTAATTATGACTTCATTACAAGTTTCAGCAAAAGCTGACACTGGAGAAGTTTCAAGTCACTTAGCTGACAATACTAATACTACAAACTTTGATGTTACTTTATCAGAGAGAATCGGAGATTACGACATAGCCTTTGGGGATGTAATAGTGCAAAACTTACAACCTGTTTTAACTAATGCAGATATGGCAGTATTAAACCCCTTTCGTTCAAGATTCTTTGTATAATTAAAGTATGGTACATAGAAAAGCTCCTTCCCTAGAGGAAGCTAGGGAACTCTTTTTAGCAGACCCTAATAAAATGCTACAGTCATGGGCAGATGAATGGGGTGTAACACATGAAAGAGTTAGACAATTAAGAATAGAATCGGGCGTACCTCAACGAGGTGCTTATAACGAAGAAACAGCAGAAGCTATTTTAGAAATTATTCGTACAGGTAGAGGTGGTCTAACAACTCCAAGAACTTATGAAGGTCAACCTATTGGCTTAGAAAGATTTAAAACTTGGATAGAAGAAGAAGAAGGTTTGAAAGAGCGTGTTGAACAAGCTCAAAAAGAAGCTCTTAAAAATTTAAAAGACCCTATTGAAAAAGAATGCAAGTATTGTCGTGAATGGAAACCTGTAGAAGAGTATTCAAGAAATCAAAAATACCTAGATGGTCTTACTCGCTTTTGTAAAGATTGTATGATTATTTTAAAAGATAAGAAAGAAGAACTAGGTGATGATAAAATGAAATTATGTTTATCATGCAAAAAAGATAAGAAAACTTCAGAGTTTTCAAAAAATCCTAATGCACAAGATAAACTTAAAATATTCTGTAAAGAATGTCATAAAGCATTTAAACGCAGAAAAAGGAGACAAAGTAGGAATGGAATTTAAGTTTAATAAGAAACAGACAATAGAATTTAAAACAGACATAATGGGTTTAGCAAAATTTGCACCTGTTGTTCCAGCACAAGAAGCAGTGCCAAATTGGTTTAAAGAGATGAAGCACTATATGGAGGAAAAACCACAAGGTTGGAATCCAAACGCTGGACCCGGTAAAGTTAAAAATTTGTTTGGAAAAATGGGCAAGACTGCACAGAATATGTATTATTCGTTTACTGTTAAAAGATGTCCTGCAATAGTAGATATTATGACAGAAGGTTTTGTAATTCCTATGTGGTCCGATTTTTTAATACAAAGAGGTTTTCCACCTAACATGGGTGGAGAAGAAATACTTGAGTGGGATAACAGAGATTTTCCTTATGGAGCTTCATTTCATCAAAATGACCAAATATATAATTGGGATTTACCATCAAAAAGCACCTATAAACACCCATTAAAATTTCATAGCCCATGGAAATTTTTTACGCCAAAAGGATATTCAACATTGTTTATACCTTACAACTATGACTTTCAAACAGACTTTTCAGTTCTTCCGGGAATTGTAGAAACTGATACTTGGCATGAAGTAAACTTTCCTACACTTATTCATAAGAAAAAAGATTTTATGATAAAAAGAGGAACACCTTTTGTTCAAGCAATTCCTTTTAAAAGAAGCAAGTGGAATTTAAAAATGGATATGGTTACAGAAAAAGAAGTAAACGCTGAAAACGCTAGAAAAAATTTTTCTAGTGGTAACTTTAACCAAGGATACAGAAAAGCAACTAAGTTAGATTTTGACAATGCCTAGATACGATTATCAATGTATATTACATAAATGTTCTTTTGAATGGGAAGTATCGCATTCTATTACGGAAGACCCGTTAATTAAATGTCCTAAATGTAATTCAGATACTAAAAGAAAAATTGGTAAAAATATTAGATTTGAAACACCTGTTGATGTTCAGTGGGAAAAAGACCCTAGTAATTTGTCTGAAAAATCTTTTAAACAATATAACCAAGCTAAAAAGAAAAAATACAGATGGTAATGGATAAAGGAACGGAAGAAGTTGTTTCTGGTGTTGGAAGATACTTTTTTAATTATAAAAGTTATGCAATAATTAGAGACCCAATACAACCAAAAAACTTTTTACTTGTTATGTATCTTCCTATTAGAGATTTAACTTTTGATAGACCTGCGCAAAAACAATTGATACCTATACATCCTAATTGTAATATCGTGGATTACGACACAAAAGTTGCTGATGAAATAATTAAAAGTGTTAAAGAAGAATATGGAGAAAAAGGAACATTTCACTTAAAGTCACAAGGAATAAAAATATATTGTTCTGATGTAGAAGTTAATGAATCTGCTGAAAGAGTTACTGTTACTATAAAAGACGCTGACACACAAGGAATTATTGATGGAGCAAATTTATATACTCTTCTAAAAGACATGAGAGTAGAAGATGTAGCTAAAAATTCTTATATTAAAGTTGAATTAATTATTGGACATGATATGTCTTTGTCTGATGATTTAACTACAACACTAGATAACAAATTAACATCTCGTAAAGATATTGATGTATCAAAGAAAGAACTTTCTTGGATAGATGAAATAATTGATGAAACAGATTACAAAGACCAATTAGACGCTGTATATGTACTTGGACTTATAGATTTACTAAGAAGCAATCAATATGACGCAGAAGTAGAAAATCAACCAATATATCCTTATTGGGATAAACAAAGAGTACTAGAAATGTACAGAGATAATCCTAAAGGATATCAACAGTATAAAACTATTCTTAAAGACATTCTTTACTTATATGATTATGTAAATTTTAAAACGCAGGAAATATGGCCTTCTAAAAAAGGAAGCATAGGAAGTTTAGGTATAGCTACATCTTATAAACAAAAAGGTTATGACTTTCCTTTACTTGGTAAAAAGATGGATTATAAACTACATGACGCAGTTAGTTTTATTATTATGAATGGATTTAGGTCATTTGTAATATTTAACCCCGACGGTACAGCTAGGTGGTCAAAAGATTTTAAAAAGATACTTTCTCTTTATGAAATTATCGGTGCAGAAATAATTAACATAATTAGAGATTACAGCGCTCAAATGGGACACAACCCTCACTTGCTTGGTAAAAATAAAATGCTTTATAGCATTGTGTATAAAGAATTTATGATGGGAGATATGCTTAACCAATTTTTATAACTTTTTGTTGTAAAATACAAGCATGCCGCTCAGAGAAAGATTTTTACCAGAGACATGCACTATTCAAAGTGTTAACGAAACAAACCTTGATGAGAGAGGTTTACCCTCTGACGACTGGGCTGACTCTATTACCAATGTAAGAGCAAAGTTTGAATCAAGAGGAATACAAGAAGATAGAGATGGTAGAAACACAACTGTAGAAACTTTTAATGTGTATTTACAAAAAGGTGTTTCTGTTGTTCCGGGAGATAGATTAGTTAGAGGAAGTCAATACCACGAAATTGTAATTGTAACTCCTGCACTAGATAGATATGGAAATGAGTGTTACAAACAAGTTCAAACTTTAGTTAGAACCTAATGGCTTTATTTGCAAATATTACTAAAGCTAAACCGCCTAAAAAATCTGGCGGTACAAAATCTCAAGTCTTTAGAAGTGGTCTTTACTCATACGGTAAAAGAGCCGGTACAGTCAAAGTATTGCCGGGTGTTAAAAATACAGGTGTAGGAAGATTTCTTACTAATAGCCGAAGAAATGTTTATCCTCTTGCTAGAGGTATTGGTACATTTGGTGCTCTTATGCAGGGTAATATTAAAGCAGAATTAGTAGGTAGATTTTCTCGTATAGCTACAGGTTCTTTATCGGGTAGAATTATTGACCAAGCAGTTAGACCATTTGGATTACCTCCGTTTTTAGCTCGTATGGCTCGTGTTCAATTAGGTAAACAATTTAGTAAAGAAAACAAATATGAAAAATTTCTTAGAGAAGGTATAACAACTGCTTTCTCTGGGAATGTAAAAATAAAAGGTTCGGCAGCCAATAATGTAGTGAAGAAAAATACTCAAGTACATAAAGAAGCTCAACTCCTTCTCAGTATGATTGATACTAGATTAAGAGCTTATGCACCAGATGTTTCTTCCGGACAGTATGTTATAGGAATGGATGGTAGAAAGACTAGAGGAACTCAAAAAAAATTAAATCAATCAGCAATGATGAGTGAAGAAAGATTTAAAGAAATGGGAATTAAAAATTATCAAGGTGGTGCTAAATATGCTTACAGAGATATATTTGGTTTTGAAAAACCGGGAGAAGCAAGAAGTTATTTGTTGTCTTCTATAGACATGAAAAATGTATTTGCATCTAAAAATGATTTTGCTGATTACTTCTTTTATGGAGAAATAGATGTAGGAGGTTCTACATTGTTTCCTTGGATACATGCTGTTGAATATGGTGGAAAATTACCATTTTATAAAAGAACAGGCAGAGAATATAAAGGTGGTAAGAGAGTTCAAGGTTATGATGAACATTTAATGGACTCTTATAAACTTGCAAACGGATTAGGTGCATTAAAAGAAAATAAAGGCGCTAAAGCTGGTGAGTATGTACCAGATTATAAATACATACCTCCATCAATGTTTATTTATAGAGCCGCTGCTGATTCACTTGAAAAATTTAAAAGAGCAGCAGACTTTGAGTATCTAGGAGATATAGATAAGTCTTCAACTAGATATTTTAGTCAATGGCAACAAATGGCTAAGAAAAAACACGGTATGGATAACTTTTTTAAAGACGAAACATCTTACACAAGACCAAGTAATACAAAAGATACATTAGAAGCTTTATATAGAATGGACCAAGAAACTTCTAGACAAGCTAGCTTTTGGTCAAGAATGGAACAAAAAATTCCCGGTCCAAGAGTTGAAATGGCTCATGGAAACTTTTATTCACAAGAACTTGCAAGTGCTATTGGTTTACAACATATACCAGAAGAGTTTAAATTTAGATTTAGAGTTGCGGATATTGCAACAGATGGAGGACAACCTCATAGTGCTAAATTCTTAGCTGAATTGGCAAAGACTTATGTTTCAACAGGAGGTTCTAAAGCAAATGTAATTAAAGCTTTAGATAGACAATTACAAAATAATCCACATAGAGGAAATATGTTAAGAAAGAAAGGATTAAGAACTCTTCGTTCAGAAGCTGGTGTAGCTAGATTTATTAAACGAGGAGGTTCAAAGAAATCAGCGGTTGGTGATACAGTATTTATGAGTACAGGTATTTCAAATAGAGAAGCAGAAAGATTATATAATTACTTCAAATCTACAGAAGCTCAATTAGGCAATCTTGGAAGAAAAAATCAAAGAACTAAGAGTTACATTAGAAGTATGTATGAGTTTAATGTTAGAAGAGAAGGTAATGAAAGAGTTGTATATACAAGACTTAAACAAGGTAGAGGAGATAATGCTTCTAAAGCTAGAGAAGCTGATAGGGAAATGTATGATAAGTTATCTAAATCTTTCTTAAGTACAGTTGAATTAGACGAGATTTACAAAGGAGCCATGGATTTAGGTATTTAATGATAGAATACAATCACAATGGCTATTAAAAAAGTAGGTGTGCAACCACATCAAGAAATGAACTTTCCACCAGACGCTGAAATTATATTTCGTGAATGGGCTATAAACACTACATCTATAACTGATGTTTGTAGTACTAGAGTTGCAACAAGATTACCTAGAAATGCCGAATTACCTTTTTTAACATTTTTTAATGCTGGTGGGGTAATGCACTCACCAAGTGGAGACGCTGCAATAGCAAATACTGTTATAAATGTTCAAGCATTTGCTGGAAGATGGGGTGGAGGAAATAGTTCTCAACCAGATTATGCAAACGCTTATGCTTTAGCAAATGCAGTAGCTGAAGGCGCTTTTAAAACAGGAAAAACTATTGTTCATACTCCAACTTCTGATACTAAAGCAGTTATTTATGGATTTGAAGTAGTTCAATTACCAGAGAGAGTCGAAGAGACTGACACTGGATTAGGACTTTATCGGCTATCATTAAACATGTATTATAGAGGAACATAGTATGAAGAAAATAAAAGTTAAGATTAATCCTTTGTTAAACAAAAGCGTTGTTAGAGATACTATCAGCGGTATTGTTTTCAAAAGTGATTGGGTAGAAATACCGGTCGAAACTTGGGAGCGCCTTAAACCAAATAAATACAATCAAGGCGGAGAGCGCATATCCGTATTGATTGCAGATGATGAAGGTTATGAGGAAGAACCAATCGACGAATCAACAGAAGATGACAAAGACGCTGTTGAGGAGGTAGTGGAAGACTTCTTTATTGCTGAAGAAGAGTAACGACAAAGCAGATTCGACTTTTTATTAAGTCGGCAGAGCTCTGCTGATTAAGTATAAGTATAAGATATGTTAGGAGAAACAAATGAGTTTCAGTACAACAGGTACAATTAACGAAGTATTAATTGGTACAGGTGTTCTATATATCAAAGACCGTTCTACTTCTTCTCTTGCATTTCCGGGCGATAGCACCGGTGCATGGGAAGACCCAACAGGACTAGCAGTTCCTTGGGACGAAGTAGGATATTCTGAAGACGGTTGGACTTTAGAAGTTGATAAAACTTTTGAAGATGTAATGGTCGCAGAAGAGCTAGACCCAATCAAATCATTGAAGTCAGCACAAGAAGTTAGACTTACAGGAGAAATGGCACAAGCCTCTCTTGATAACTTAGCTGTTGCATTAGGCGGCGGTTCTGTTGCTGAAGATTCAGTGAACTATGCTAGTGGTTACTATAAATATGTACCACCAGTAACAGATGAGTTTACTGAGTATGCACTAGTTTTGCATACTGATGGTAAAGCAGGAAGCGATAGACAATTCCATATCCCTAGAGCAGTGAATGTAGGTTCATTCTCTATGGCACATCAAAAAGCTCCACAAAAAGTTACTTTGGCAACTGAGTTTAAATTACTCGTTCCAGATTCAACTTTAAATGTTGGTGCTGATAGTGCTGGAAATAACTATCTCTTCATAGTCGTTGAGAATAGAAACGATAGTGACGAATTAGACATCAACTAATTCAATTAATTTAGATAGGAGAATATAGTGGCAAAGTATAAAGACTTTGACGAGGCAATTGAAGCCGACAAAAAAGAAGATGTGCAGCTTAAAGTAGCTGGAAAAGTTTACACACTACCAGCTACTTTACCTGCCAGAACTGTATTGACTCAAATGAGATACGCTACAGAAGGTCAAGAAATTCCAATGAATGTCTTACCAGAATGGATATCATCACTAGTAGGTAATGATAATTTCAATCAAATGCTTGATGACGGAATGACATGGGAGCAAATGAATGAAGTACTTGCGTTCTTATTAGAAACTTATGGTTTAGCGGGTGGTTCAAGTGATGAAACACTAGGAGAATCAGCTTCAGAAGAAGGCTCTGACGACCCAAAATAACTTGGACCCTAGATAATGTATTAGAGTACTGGGGTCCTATAGAAGCAGATTTTCAAAGGCATTATCAAACAGCAGACCCTTTATCTTTAAGATGGGGTAAATTTTTAAAACTGCTGTCGTATTTACCACCAGAAGAATCGATATTTATGCGTATTCTTCAAAGCAATCAAATAGAGTATACAGAATCTGGAGAAGTAGTTTCTAAAGGAACTGCTAAAACAAAAAATGCACGCGACATGTTAAGAAAGCAACATGGCCGTGATAGGAGACCAAGACAAAAAATGTCCTTAGACGAATTTCTAAAAGATAACCCACAGACTGGAGCTAATAAGTAATGGCTGTTACACCTAATGCTGGTATTAAACCAATTACAATTGCTCTTAAGGTCAATATGGACGACGCTCAAAAGCAAGCGTTGGCCGCTGCTAATGAAACAACAAACAGAGTAGTCCAAGCATATAACAGATTAGGAACATTAAAAGTCGCGGCTCTTGGTGGTGCTATAAGTGCAATAGGTGGTATGGCTACCGCTTTAGTTTTTGGTATAGGTGCTGCTTCAAGATTTGAAGAGTCTTTTGCTGGTATTAAGAAAACTGTTGACGCTTCTGAAGAAGAATTTGATAGACTTGCTGTATCTATTAGGCAACTTGCAACAGAAATACCTATCGCTACATCACAATTAAATCAAATAGGTGAGCTTGGTGGTCAGTTAGGAATTGAAGCTTCTGGTTTACCTATATTTATAGATACAATAGCAAAATTAGGAGTAGCAACTAGACTTTCAACAGAAACAGCTTCTTTATCTCTTGCAAGATTAAAAGAAATATTCCAGTTACAAGAATTTGAAATTGCAAACTTAGGTTCTGCTTTAGTAGATTTAGGTAACAACTTTGCAGCTCTTGAAGATGAAATTTTATCTACATCACTTAGACTTGCAGCAGGTGCTAAAGTCGCTGGTGCTTCGGCAGCGGATACTTTAGCAATTGCTACAGCTCTACAAGCAGTTGGTGTTCAATCACAAGCTGGTGGTACAGCTATGTCTCGTGTATTTCAGCAATTAACAGTTGCTGTACAAGGTAATCAAAGAGCATTAAATGTCTTTGTAGAAACGACTGGATTAACCACTGAAGCATTTAAACAAATAGCTTCAGAAGACCCAGCGCAAGCTCTTAATTTATTTATTCAAGGTTTAAGTAGAGTAGCAAATTCTGGTGGAAATGTTGTAGCAATACTTGATGAATTAGGACTTAAACAACAGAGAACAATTCGAGCACTTTTGTCTGTTGCTGAAGCTGGAGATTTGTTAACAGACGCATTAGCTAGGTCTAATGTTGCTTATGAAATTAACAATGCTCTAAATGAAGAAGCAGAGAAAAGATTCGATACTTTAAAATCACAAACAAAAACTCTTAAAAACGCTTTTCAAGAATTAAGAATACAAGTTGGTAATGACTTTTTAAACTTTACAAAAAGTTTAGTTCAATCTTTGGAAGCACTTGTGGGAACCATGAGCGATACAGAAGACGCTATGGATGGTGTCGCTAAAGGTACTAAAATAATTGTTGGAACATTTACAGTATTAGGTACTGCAATATCTGCTATAGCAGGTCAATTTTTTGCAGTAAGAGCTTTAGCACAAATGGCTGGAGCTACTTTAGCAGAAATGACAGTAGCAGCAAAAGCTTCTACTGGCGCATTCATGATAAATGAAGTCCAAGTTAATAAAAATGCAGCAGCCTATTTGAGATTAAGCACGGCTATTAGGGGAGCTATGGGTTCACTACTTCCTGCTTTAACATTAATAACAATTGGTTTAGGAGCTAATGCAGCTGCTAATGCAAAAATGGAAGATAGCGCTAGAAAATTAGTAGGTGCGCAATCTGCTTTAATTCCTTTGCAAGCTACTTTAAATCAAAAAATGGAAGAGTACCAAAAATTATTGGCAGACCCTAACATCGATGTTTCTGCTATAGATGTTCTTAAAAGAGAGATAGAGATAGTTACTGAAGAACTAGAAATTTTAGAAGCACAAGCACTGCAAACATTTTATAATTTACCAAAATTTAGAACTGATTTCAGTCTTGTAGAAATTGTTGAATATGGTGACGCATTTGCAAAGGTTGTTAGAGGAACTGAAGAATTAACCGACGCTCAAAAAGAATTAAATGAAATAGCAGGTATTGATTTATTTCAAAATGTAATTGGTAATGATGAACTAGTCAACAGCATGGCTGAAATATTAAAACTATCACCAGAAGACTTATTAAGTATGTTAGAAACTGGAGATTTGTCTGATTTAACTAACTCAATATATAGAGCAATATTAATAGACCCAAAAGCTGCTGAAAAATTATCTGGTGAGTTAAATTCAACTTTATATATGCCTGTAGGTAAAGCTATTTATGACTTACAAGGTTTAATAGACACACGAAATATTGAATTAAGTCCTAATTTACAATTAGAATTTGCTCAAGTTAAAAAAGATGTTTCTGGTTTTGAAAATATTATTACAAGAATAGGTGCTATTTCTGATGAAGAAATTGGTGCTATTGAAGATAACTTAATAGGATTATTAGATAGTTACAATGCAACAGCCGAAGAAATGGGTTTTGAAATAATAAGTATATCAGAATTTGTAAATGACGCTGAAAAAGCAGCAATAGTATTAGATGTAGTTGCAGGTAAGTTTGATAAAGTTGATGATAGTGCAGACAGTGTAAGCGGAAGAGTTAATGATGTTGTTAGTGCTATAACATCAGCAGTAGCTGAAGCCGAAAATCTGGACGCAATATTTGAAGGTATAGGAGATATAGAATTTCCAGACCCTAAAGACATGCTACAAAATATAGAAGATTATGAAAATGCACAGAAGTTTTTACAAATTGCAGTTACAGAATTTGCAGATAGAGGTCTGCTTGCAATATCAAGACAAGTTGGAGAGGCAGGTGTCACTTCTGAAAATATAGGTAGAACTATGGCTTTATTAAGTAAGGACATACCACTTGCAGATTTAGTTTACTTGAACGAACAGTTAATTGCTAGTGATGAAAAGTATGCTGACTTAGCAGAAACAAATCAAGAAGTTTTATACGGAATAGAGAAAAGTTTAAGAACTCAATATGGGCTAGGCGAAAAAGTATTATCTAATGAAGAAAAACGAGCTGTTATAAATGGTGTTATTTCTCAAAGAAAAAAAGACCAAGAAAATCATGAGAAAGATGTACTTGGTATTGTAAAAGAATTACTTGAAATGAAAAGAAATCAAGTTGATACTGAAAAAGAAATAGCTGATTTACAAAGTCAAGTTGACAACTTTAACAAAGATTTAGTATATGACAATATAACTATTACATCTCAAATGAAAGAACAAATGGAGTTAGATGAAGCAACTCTAGCACTTAAAGAAGCTATAGCAGAATATGGTGATGATGAAGTTGTCACTAACAAAGAACAAATAGCTATATTGCAAGCAACTTTAAATATAGATAGAATGCGAGAAAAATTATCAAAACAAAGAACTGCTCGTGAAAGAAAATCAATAAGAGATAAGCAAAAAGAAATTAAATTCTTAGAGTTAGCTGTAGAGCAAGGAGTTGCTGAACAATTAGACTTAGACGCTGCAAGAGAAGAATTAGCAGATTTAACTAAACCAATGGCTCAAACAGAAAAAGATTTACTAGATTTACAACTTAAAGTTGCTGAAGCTGAAAAAGAAATACTAGAAGAAAGAAGTAAAAATCTATCCCCTGCAATTATTAGCGCTATAGAAAATTACAACTCAGCATTAAATATAGGTAAAACTAGAGCAGACGAGTTAGCTAAATTAGAAGACGATTTGTCTAGAAAAATAGAAGACGCAAACATTGCAGCGTTGGAACAAGGTTTAAGATTAGATGAAATCGGTGAAAAATATCCGGGTCTACAATCTCACTTAGCAGAACTATCAACACTTATAGGAATACCTGCTGGAATATTAGAAGAAACATTAAATTCTTATGATGATAGTTATAACGGATTTCTCTCTATAGCAAAAAAAATAAAAGCCGTAGTTGAAAATGGTTATACTCCTAGTGCAGATGAAGTAAATACTGATGATGATGGAGAAAGTACTCAAATGCCTAAAACAAACTGGTGGACTAGAGGACAAAAAGGTGATTACGATAGAATTATAAATGGTATACCAATTCATGCAGACCCAACTAGAAATCCATTTTATGGAATGACACAGTCCGAAATTGATAGAGAGTGGGGTTTATCATCTTCATTAGTAAATCCATATTATGCAATGACACAGTCTGAAATTGATAGAGAGTGGGCTTTATCTCCTTATGAAAAAGCTTACGGTGGTTCTGTTCCAATAGGTAAAACATCTATAGTTGGAGAAATGGGTCCAGAATTAATTATGTCAACACCGGGTGGAACATCTGTATTTTCAAATAAAACCGGAGGTGGCTATGGAGGTATTACAGTAGAGAATATGAATGTTAATATTACAGGACTTCCTGCTGACCCAATATCTGCAAGAAAAGCTGCTATTAATATAAGAAAAGAATTAACAAAGCTTGAAAAAGAAGGTAATGCTGGAACAGGTTTAAGGAATAGATAATGAAAAAAATATTACATGCAACGACACACGATAATGATTATGTAGATAATATGGTGCGTTGTAAAGAAGATGGTTGCTCTTATTATTTTTGGGACTTTGATGGTAAATATAGATATTGCGAAACTTGTCGTAGAAAGGATATGTGCTAATGGCTAATACTCATCAAGTTACTATTGGACATTTAAGTTTTACTTCTCCTAGTAATTTAAACTTTCAAACAGACCCAACAACTAGAAGCTACAGTTTATCTGGAACAATAGCTCATACATCTGGTAATAATTTAGATTTAAATGAAGTTAAATATATTAGAGATGAACTTTCTTCAATGGCTAATTATGGAATATTTTACCCTTTAACTTATACAGGAGATAGCTCGCTTAAAGGATATTGTAAAATTGAAAATGCTAGCGTAGATATTACAAGATATGGTGGTGCTGGTGTTAAATATAACATATCCGGTACATGGTTAGGAAATCCCGGAGAAATAAGATTTGAATCACAATTCTCTGGTGCGTTATTAGATAATGACCATAGTATTACTTCTACTACTTCTCAATTTTTTGCTATACCAGAACAAGCATATTCAGTCCATATACCTACTGTAGGAACTGGTTCAGCGCCAAATGTTGAAACTAGAATTGCTAGTTACGGAGAAGGAACAATTAACTTAAATTACTTTAGTGGTTCAAACATAAGAACAGACAATGTTGAATTTGAGTGTAACCCTATAGATTATTTAAAAGGCGCAGTAAAGGTTTCTACTAATGGAAAAGTTAGAAATGGTTTATTAAGTCCTAACGATAATGTTGACCAAGCAGTTATAGAAAATGGATTAGTAAAGTTTGAGTTAACAAACAGTAATACAGAATCAAGATTTACAATATCACTTTGGGATAGTGATGATTGGAGAAGTGTAAAAGAGTTTGCCGTATCTAAAGGTACATCACAAACAGAATGGTTAGGTTGGAATACAGTACAGATTATTAAAAACTATGCTGAGTGTGCAACATTAAGATTTACTTCACAAGCAAACAATGATGGTAGTGGTAGGTTGACATTCGATGTTTCTCTAAGAAGAGGGTCAAGATACTTTAGCTTGATTGTTCATTCTTACGGAAATGCTGACGAAATAAGAATACAGAGAACAACCACAGAAGCATGTAGTTCTGGTACAGGTTATATTGTATCTTCTACAAATGATTCAGAAGGAAACTTCTTCATTCTTGGTTCGCCTAACACCTTTAGCGAAGATTTAACTGAAGGTGGAATTTACCTTACTGCTACACAAATGAAGGCATTTATAGGTTTTTGTTTTGACGGAACTTCTGCTGCTGGAGAAAATACTGCGGATAAAATGAGAGACGCATATTTAGATTATTTGTATGAGCATGTAAGGGTAATTCGTTCATGAGTGTAAATGAAAAATTAATGACTCCCGGCACATTTAATGTGCTATTAAATTTAGAAACAACACCAAACTCTGTTGTCAATACTATTGAGCCATGGGGTAACATAGTTTTTACTCCTACAAGAATATCTCCAGAGGAATTTACTGACGCACAAATTCGTGATATGGCTAGGTATGTAGGTATCATAACTTCTCAAGAAATTGGAGAAGAAGGTATAGACATAAGCGGTCAAGGAATACTTGCATATTTAGGTGATAGTGATTCTCGTGGTATGGTTCTTGCAAGAAATGCAGGTGTAGGTGCTGTAAGAAGTTATGTTAATGACACATTAGATGATGTTATTGATAGAAATACTTCTACTCCTTATGGAATACTAAGAGATGAAGAAGCTAATCAAAGAGCTGTAAGAAAAGGTACAGTAACTGAAGTTGATTTCGATACAACAGTATTGCTACTTAACTTTGAAGGAAGTGATGGAGATACTACAACCACTGATGGTTCTAACTATACTCAAAATCAAATAATTACATTAACCGAAGCAGAAATAACTACGGACCAAGCTAAATATGGAAATAGTAGTCTTGGATTTTTTCCGGGAGGATATGTAACAGTTGCTGATAGACCAGAGTTAGATTTAACATTTAGAGATTTTACAATTGAATGGTGGGAATATAGAACATCATCTAGCGGTAATCCTACTGTAATGGCTAGAAATAATGATACTTATTCTCCTTGGATAGCCGGTAAATTAGTTAGTGGTAACAATAGATTTCTTGTAACACACGACGGAGATGGTTATAACGAATCAGAAGATTTGAATATGAATATGGGTTCTATTAACTTAAATCAATGGAATCATTTTGCCGTATCTCGTCAAGGCGGAAAATTTAGAACATTTAAAAATGGTGTTAAAGTTTCGGAAGCAACTAGAGATGAGCTTTACATAAGAGTTAGTTCTGAATCTTTGCAAATTGGTAAAGGACAGAATGGTAACCATTTTGAAGGGTATTTAGACGCTTTAGTAATTACTAGAGGAGAAGCAAAGTATTGGGAATCTCCTTTTCCTTTTTCTATAAATCCTCCATCAGCACAGACTGCTGCTAAAACATATACAGGTAAACATTATATGGAATCTGCATATAAGGCTATAAAAGATATTTGTGTAGCTTTAGGTGCAGAGTTCAAAATGAACAATGACGGAACTATAGATGTTGGTCCACCTTCTGCTTTATTTACTGGACACGAAAATAATACTCCTCAAGGAATGATTGTCAGAGATTTATCTGGTGCTGACCCGCAAATAAAAGGTTATTCTGGAATAGATTTAAGCACAGAGTTCAACGCAGAAGATTATGTAAGCCGTGTAGAACTTATAGCTTCTAACTATGGTGTAGAAATAAACTTAGGACAAGCAGACGCTAAAAGTGTTCCTTATAAAGATTTGTTTGGTAATACATTAGAGAGAATACAGATACTATCTGAAAATGATGTACCAGATTCGTTAAGAGATGTAAGAGCAGAAGCATACTTAAATGAATACAATAAAATACAGAAAACTTTAAATGTTGGTTTAGAAGATTATGATGTCTCTGGAGATATTGGTGTAGGAGATATTATCTTTGTCTGGGACCCAGATGTAGGATTTGAAGATACAGACAATGACGCTAATTTAGAAAACAGAGATAAACACGAAATAACTTATCAAGGTCAAATATTACATCCAATAAAAATTAGAGTTATGGGACTTAGTTTTCCTATAACAGATGAGATGGGTGTTTTTTATAGAGATGGTGATGGTAACTATACAGACTTAACAGATTATGTAGAGTTTGAAGTTGGAGTAACTCAAATAGAAGTAGGTTCTACTACAAGAAATATAAACGAAGATTTAAGAGGTTCTGGTTCAATAATTGCAGTTGGTGGTACTAATGAATTTACAGTACCAGACGCACCAACAAATTTTTCTGCTGCAACTGGAACTTATCAAGATGGAACTGGTAGACCTTTTGCATTTGCTAAGTTAAGTTGGGAACAACCTACTAACACTGATGGTTCAAGAATTACTGATGGAAATATGTATCGCGTAAGATACAGGCAGGTAACCGATAGTGATGGTAATAACTTAATTGACCAAAATGATAATCAAGTTACTGACTATGAATACTTAACAGTAGAGTTTGGAACTACATCTGTAGTTATAAAAGGTTTAGGTTCTCAAAACACTTATGAGTTTGGAGTAGCTGCAATTGATAACTCTGGATTCTCTGGAGGATTTAGTGTACTATCAGCAGTAGCTATGCCGGCAGACGCAACTGTCCCACCAGAACCATTGCCTCCAACAGGTACTTATGGAACTGTTGCTGGTAATCCAACTCGTGTACAGATACAACACAATTTAGGTGCAGCTAAAGACTCAGATGGAAACCCTATTTCTAACCCTACAAACTTTTCTTTACCAGTAGATATTGACCACTTGAATGTTTATCGTGGTCTTACATCAGATTTTACAATTAGTTCAAGTAATTTAGTAGGACAAATAGAAGCAAAGTCAGCACATGTGACTTTAGGAATACCAGCTATTGGTGATTTCCCTTCATCAACAGAAGGTGTTGCCTATTATAAAGTAACAGCAGTTGATGTTGCTGGTAACGAATCAGACCCTTCTACAGCAGGTCAAGTAACAGAGGTTTTAATTAATACTCAATTTATATCTAACGCTGCTATTACAAGTGCAAAGATAGATGACTTAGCAGTTACAAATGCAAAGATAAATGATTTATCTGCTGGAAAAATTACAGCAGGAACTATTAGTGGTAAAGAAATAATAATAGATACAGATAGTAGTGACCCATTAAACCCTGTACTCGGAACAATAAGAAGTGACAACTATGTTACTGGAACAGCAGGTTGGATAATTAAATCTGACGGAACAGTTGAGTTCGAGGCTGGAGAGTTCCGTGGTACACTTACAGCTGGGGAGATACACATAGGATAATGGCAATAGCAGACGGATTTCATGTAGATAGCAATGGAAACCTTTGGTTAGGTTCTGATAGAAAAACTTTTGACGCAACTACTCGTTCAGAAGCACCTTTTTATGTTTGGGCAAATGGTGACTTAGTAGCAAATTCTGGAACTTTTTCTGGAAATTTAAGTGCAGCTGGTGGAACATTTACGGGTTCTTTAACCGCAGTTTCTGGAACATTTACTGGAGAATTATCTGGTGGTACCATCAATATTGGTGGAAATGACAATTCTAGTTTTCATGTAGATAGTAATGGAAATATGTGGGTTGGTTCTTCAAGTTATTCAAGTGCTCCATTTAAGGTATCTAGTACAGGAGCCTTAACAGCTACTTCTGCAACTATTTCCGGTTATATAAGCGCTGGTGGTGCTGCTAATGATATTAATAATAATTCTACTGAAATAAATGGTGGAAAAATAGAAGCTGACTCTTTAGATGTAAATAGTGTTATAACAGATGATTTAAGTTTTGATAACTTATCAATAACTTCACAAAACATTATAAATACACTTGTTGATGAAGCAATTGGAGACGCTAAAATAGCTTCTGGATTAAATCCATCTAAAATAAGCGGTTTTGGAGCTATTAGTGGTAATCAAGTTGTTGTAAACGCAAGTAGCGGATTATCAATTTTGTACGGAGAATTAAATCTGAACAACAGAGGTATCACTAATGCAAATGACCTTGAACTTAACAATGGTAGCTCTTTTACTTCTGGTGGTAATTTAATTGCAACTGGGTATGTAACTGGAGATGAATTTAGAGGTAATAACAATACAGTTGATATACATAGAGGTGGTACTAGTAATGGTATTAGAATAGTTGGTGCTAGTAATGGAGCTTATGTATTCACATACAACTCAGCTGGTTCCTCTTATACCTTATACAACCCTTATTCTGATGAAAGATTAAAAGAAAATATCACAGATATAAATTATGGTTTAGAGGAAATTTTACAACTTCGTCCAATAACTTATGATTGGAAAGACGATGTAAGACCATATCCAGAAAATACAGAATTACAATATGGTCTTTTAGCTCAAGAAGTAGAAGCAGTTATGCCAGATATAGTTGATACAGCACCGAGCACTCATATTGTTACAGATGAAGATGGTAATGAAACAGAAGAAGATTTAGGTGTAATGGTAGATGGTGTGTTAATACAAAATACAAAAAGTTATGATGAGAGACCTCTTACTTATGCTCTTATTAAAGCAGTACAAGAACTCTCAGCTAAGAATGATGAGCTAGAATCAAGATTGGCAGCTTTGGAGGGATAATGGCTGAAGAAAAACCTAAAAAAGAAAAAAATAATTTTGAATATAAATTATTAAGTCATAGTGACAAATTAGGTATGATACTTGAAATGATTTACGACTTAGAAGCTGCGCTATTTAATCACAATTTAAACATGTTAGATGAAACTCATTCCGAATATGAAGCATGGGTTTCTACGAATAAGGAACTGCAAAAAGAAATATATCGTATGAGATATATATATGAAAAGATGGGAGGTGCTTGGGAAAACTTTCAAGAAGAAGAATTTGATGAGCGCGGAGAGCAAGTCTAATGGCCCAAGTAACACATTCTGATTTAACACTGGAGATGGCGACTGACCCATCTTATACATATACATTTGAAGGATATCAAGCAAGTAATTACATAGTAAGTATTGAATCTCTTAATGACATTCTTTATTTAGACGGTAAATCTATATTTTCTGATGGTGCTTTATCAATAGGTACAACTAATAGCAATCCTGTATATTTAGGTGCTGATTCTACTGAATACTTAAAAATAGAAACAGACGGAAAGATAAACTTTCTTTCTGGAAAAATGTCCATAAATGGAGATACAGGTACTGTTGGTCAATTCTTACAAACTGATGGTAATGGAAATATTTCATGGGCAACTATGGATTACACCCAGAATGCTTTTAGTAACATAGCAGTATCTGGTGAAGTTACGGTAACAGCAGATACTACAGAAGATACTTTAACTCTTGTAGCTGGCTCGGGTATAGATATATCAACTTCTGGTAATAATATAACAATTGCTAGCGATAGTACAGCACACAACACATTCAAATATATGGATGTTATTGCTGGTGCTGGTCAAGCTAGTGGTAGTACTATTGAAGCTGATAATCAAAATGACACTCTTACTTTTGTAGCTGGTCAAGGAATAGACTTAGACTTTAACACACAAAATGACAGAATAACTATATCGTCTGTACAAGTAGGTGAATCAAACCAAAATGCTTTGTCTAACATTACAGTGTCTGGACAAAGTACAATTACATCTAGTTCTCAAACAGATAGTATTGAATTAGCTACTTCTACAGATAGAAATAAATTAGAGATTACTACAGATACATCATCTAATACTGTGAATCTAAAAGCTGTCTTACCAAGAACTTTAAGTATGAGTGGTAGAATACCTACAAGAAGAGCGGACGGAACACTGTCTGGAATGCCGATTAATAATCACTTTATAAATCGTACTGTATCTGGTGCGGAAGTAAGTGGTGGCGGAACATCAGTAGGTTTTAGCACGAGAGCTGTTGTCTGTAGAGAAGCAGATGGAACTACTATTCACAAAGTTACAATGCCTGCTTCAAATGATAATAGTCTTTTGTTCAGACTTAGAGAATCAGACGGAACTACTACGCAAGATTTTGAAATAGATATGGCAGAAAGTGCATTATAGTGGCAGCTAAAAGTCCAATTAGGTATTATTACAACGGCAGTGATATTGTCGAGTTTACTGAATTTCTTTCTGACGATTTTATTGCAATATCAGATGGTGGTACTGGAGCTAATACAGCTTTAGGTGCCGCACAAGCTTTAGGTTTAGAAATCGGTGTAGATGTTCAAGCCTATGATATAAACTTAGACCAATTAGCTGCTTTAAGCCCAACAGACTCAAACTTCATTGTTGGTAATGGTTCAGAGTGGGTTGTTGAATCTGGCTCTACAGTAAGAGATTCTTTAGGTTTAGGAACATCTGATGATGTTCAATTCAACACAATACTTACATCAAACTTAACAGTTAGTGGTCCTTCTATAGCATTAGAGGGAGCTACTGATGACGCTTTTGAAACTACTTTATTAGTTACAGACCCAACTGCCGATAGAACAATTACTTTTCCAGACGCAACTGGAACTGTAGTACTAGATAGCCTTGCACAAACTTTAACAAACAAAACTATTGACTATGACGATAACACTATACAAGATTTTGAATTAGGTGCATTTAAAGCCTCTGTCATTGTTACTGAAGCAGAAGGTATTGGCTCTAACGATAGTGATACACAAATTGCAACTACTGCCGCAATCATTGATTATGTAGCAGCACAAATTACACTTGAAGAATTAGGCTTTGCAGGTGATACAGGAACCGGTGCAGTTGATTTAGACAGTCAATCGCTTACTATTGCTGGAACTGCAAACGAAATAGAAACTAGTGCTAGTGGTCAGATTTTGACAATTGGTTTACCAGATGATGTCACCATAACAAACAACTTAACAGTAGATGGAACTTTTTATTCAGATGATATAACTGCTGCTTCTATTAGTGCTACTGGTGATGTAACTATCACAGGTAACTTAACAGTTCAAGGTAGTACTACATCAGTTGAATCTAACACAGTTACTATCGGTGACGCAATACTAGAACTTAATGCAGATGAAACTGGAGCACCGACTGCTAATGCTGGCTTACTTGTAAATAGAGGAACAAGTACAAATGTAGAATTAGTTTGGGACGAAGGAAACGATAGATGGACTGTTGGAGCTTACGACTTTGTAGCTGCTAACTTTATCGGAGATTTGACAGGAACAGCTGATGACGCTGACGCTTTGTCTTCTGCGGTAACGGTAGAACTTACAGGAGATGTAACTGGTTCTGCAACATTTACAAATGCTGGAGATACTGCAAGTATTACAGCAACTATTGCAGCTGATAGTGTTGCTTTAGGAACTGATACAACTGGTAACTATGTAGAAGATATTACTGCTGGAGATGGTCTTGCAACTACAGGCACTGCCTCTGAAGGTCAAACACCAACTCTTTCTGTAAATGTAGACGATAGTTCTATAGAGATAGATACAGATACATTACAAGTAAAAGCTCTTGGCGTAACAAATGCAATGCTTGCTGGCTCAATTGAAAATGCAAAATTAGTAAACAGCGATATAACTTTTACAGACGGAACTACTCCTAGCGATATAGCTCTTGGCGATACAGTCACATTTACAGGTGGTACAGGTGTAACAATAACTAATACTGCTGGAAACTTTGATTTTAGTTTTGACGCTACTGAAGTAAAAGCAGATTTAGATGAATATGCACAAGACGCAGTTATAGACGCTTTAACTTCTGGAACACAAACAAGAATTACTGTTGGTTATGATGATAATGGTGATTCAATAAGCTTAACTGTTGAAGATGATTTATCTCTTTACGACAACACTACTTCTGCTTTTATAACTGCAAGTAGTACAGATACACTTACAAACAAAACTTTTGACGCTAATGGTACTGGTAACAGTATATCTAATATTGAAGTAGCAGATTTAGCTGCCTCTGCTGTTGTAACAGAAGCCGAAGGTATAGGTTCAAATGATAATGATACAACTATTCCTACATCTGCTGCTGTTGTAGATTATGTAGCTGCGCAAATTACTTTAGAAGGTTTAGATATAGCTGGCGATACTGGAACTGGTTCAATTGACCTTGATTCTCAAATATTAACAATAGCTGGTGGAACTGGACTTGATACTACTGTATCTGGTCAAACAGTAACAGTAGATATTGACAGTACTGTAGTTACATTAGACGGAACTCAAACTTTAAGTAACAAAACACTTGAAGCTACAACTATAGCTGGACATCTGATACCCGACACAGATGTTACCTATGACTTAGGTTCTAGTACATTTAAGTTCAGAGATTTATATCTAAGTGGTACATCTATCTACTTAGATACAAATACAATAACTTTAAATAGTGGAAACTACGAATTTAGTGATGGTTCAAATATCATCACAATGCCAATTGCTTCTACTGATACATTAGTAGCAAGAGATACTTCAGACACATTAAGTAACAAGACTGTTATAGATACAGACAACACAATGGTTAAAACTATTGTTGTTGATGTAGCTAATAATAAATTTAGATTTAATGGTCAAGAAGACGCACAACTAAACTTAGAAGCAAATATTACATACAGATTTGATGTATCTGATAGTTCTTTAGCTACTGATAACTTAAAATTCTCCGAAACAGAAGATGGTACAAATACAGTTGTTAGCTCTAGTTATGTAACAGATATTTTTGACCCATCATTAATTATTAATGACACAATTACATTTACAGCAGCTCACGGCTTAACAACAGGAGATGAAATACAGTATGACAGTGCTGGAGATTTTGATATATCTGGACTTACAAATGGTACAGATTATTATGCAATTGTAACAAGCACAACTGAAATACAAGTTGCTGCTTCTGCTTCAGACGCAAGTGCTGGAACACAAATTACTATATCTAATGGTAGTGCTACACAACAACAAGTATTTAGAACTTACACTTATGTTTATGGTACTGAATATACAACAAATATTACAGATGTTGGTACACAGGGTCAAGCAGGTGCTTACAAAGATGTAAGAGTACATACAACTACTCCTACATTGTTTCCATTCTCTTCAGCTAATACAAATAGAGGTGGTAATGCTAAATCAAGAAGAGCACTTTCTGGAAAATTTTTAACAGATGATTCTGATGACACAATAGTAAATAAAATAATTGATTTAGAGCAAAACACAATACTTATAAATTATGCAGTAACAGTAGCGCAAGATTCTGGTGGAAATAATAAATATTTTATAGACGGAGAAGAAAGTGCTTCCTTAACATTAGTATCTGGATTTACATATAGATTTGATATTTCAGATTCTAGTTTAAGCTCACATCCTTTCTATTTATCTGACGGTAAAGATGGCATACATGCAAATGGTACTCAATTAACAAGTGCTGATGGGGTAACAAAAGTAGGTAGTGAAGGAACAGATGATTCATATTTACAAATAGTAGTAAATTCTACAACACCAGATTTAATTTATTATTATTGCGGTGTTCACTCTGGAATGGGTGGAGACGCTGTTATGTCTGTTGCAGGTTCTGACTTAACTGGATTAAGTACAGACGATATATTACAGGGAGTGAACAATCTATATTACTCAAATAATCTTGTCGATAATTACTTACAAGGTGGAACTGGAATAACATATTCTTCTGGAACTTTAAGTGTTGATTCATCAATAATTACAAATCAAACTGCGTTCTCTGGAACTATAGATACTGCACAAGATTTAGTGTTGATGTGGGATAATTCAGCTTCAGATTTAAGAAAAACAACAATAGGAGATATTTTAGCTAATGCTGGTGCTGGAAGTATGTCTAGCTTTACACTTAGTGACGGAACATTAACAAGCCCAATAACTGATGGTGACACGGTAACATTTAATGGTACTACTAATGAAATAGAGGTTTCAGTTGGCTCAGATAGTGTAACTATAGGTCTAACAGAAGAAATATCTGTAGATGTTAAAGGTGCAATTCATGTAGCTGCGAAAAACGAATCTGGTTCAACAATTACAAAAGGAACTCCAGTATATATATCTGGTCAAGCAGGAAATGGTCAAGACTTTACTGTAGATGTTGCTGACGCAGATGACTCTGCAAAAATGCCAGCAGTCGGTGTTATGTATGCAGACGGAGCAAATAATACTGATGTAACAATAGTTACACACGGTAAATTTATAGGAATTGATACTTCATCATTCTCAGTAGGAGATGACTTATATATTTCTACTACAGGTACTTTAACAAATACTAAACCATCTGGAGAAACAGCTGGAATACAAAAGATTGCAAAAGTAATTAGAGTACATGCAAGTTCTGGTCAAATCTATGTTATGGGTGCAAGCAGAACAAATGCTACACCTAACTTAGATGATGGAGATATCTTTATAGGTAATGCTTCTAACCAAGCAGTTACAGCTTCATTAGATACTAAGATTTCAGATTATTTAGGAGCTGGTGGAGATATCACAATTGGTGGTAACTTAATAGTTCAAGGTACAACTACAACAATAGATTCTACAAGTATTAATGTACAAAATGCGTTTGTCTTTGAAGGTGCAACAGATGACGCATTTGAAACTACATTAACAGTTGTAGACCCTACTGCTGATAGAACAATTAATCTTCCAGATAATGATGGAACAGTATTATTAGATTTACCTTCAATTATTTCTGACAGAACAGTACATAGCGGAACTCTTGATACAACAAATGATACTGTTTTACTTTATGACGCTTCTATAACAGCATTAAGACAAATATCCGTATCAGCATTGTTAGCTTCTGCTGGTTCTGGAAATATGTCAAGTTTCTTAGTTGCAGCTGATAGTGGAACTTCTGAAGAAGTAACTGATGGACAAACATTTACTATTACCGGTGGAACAGGTATTGATACAACTGTATCTGCTTCTGATACTGTAACTATTGATATAGACAGTACAGTTATTACAACTAGTTCTTCTGTAAATGATTTAAGTGATGTAAATGCTTCTGGAGCTCAAAATGAACAAGTATTACAATACAATTCTGGAGCTGGAGAATGGCAACCTGCTTATGTATCTGGCGGTGGCGGTGGAGGAACTCCGGATTCTATTCAGCTTATAAACTTCTTAGGTATAGAAGAATATATACCAGTAACTAACTCTGAAATACCATTTATAGAATACGACGGTAGTTCAGATAATTCAGACCCATTACCAATAACAGGTTCTGTATTAGATTTTCAAGAAACAACAGATGGTGTTACATTTACTGATGATGATATTCAGTTAGCTGTATCAAGAGAAACATTCCAAGTTATTTCTAATGAAGAAGGAACTACATCAGTATCTACTACTGAAACAACAGATACTGTCAGTATCTTTACTGAAGGTAAGAAAAGACTTGTAGTAGATGAGTTAGGTGTTGCGATAGGAGAAGATGGTATGGGTTATAGAAATAATGACACATACGACGAAACACAAACAGTTCCTCAAAATCAAAACATGATGATGGTTGGTCCTATAACATTTGGTGGAACTATAACTGTCGAAGGAAGATTGGTGGTAGTATAAAACTATGTCAAGAATAGAAGTTAATGAAATAGCTAAAACACCTACAGGTACAGAAGTTACTTTAGATTCTAAATTAGTTTTAGATGACACAATTCAATTAAAGAATTATACAACTTCTCAAGTTTCAGCTATTTTAAATCCAGCAGACGGACAGATGGTTTTCAATTCTGAAACAGGTACTGTTCAAGTTTATAGAGAATTAACATCTTTGTGGACAGATGTTGGTGGTACAGAACATACACAATCTTTTAATACAATTATTGCTACAGGTCAACCTAATATAACCACAACAGAGCAAAACGATACCCTAACATTTGTTGCTGGTTCTGATATTACACTTACATTTAACAGTGCTAATCAAAGTATAACTATAGACCATGACGGATTAGATACTTCTGCTGTAGCACAAAATATTGTTGCAGACGCTGATAGTACAAGAGATTTAGGAACAACAGATACTAGATGGGCTAATGTCTATCTTGATAGAATTTATATAGGCAATATGGATATACAATCTATTAACCTTGGTGTAAACTCTGACAAGCTAGTCGTATCTGACCAAGTAGAAGTATCTGGAATTATTGAATCATCTAATACAGGTGGAACAGGTATTCCTGTAGAAGGCGGTTTGAATCCAGACTCAATTAAAACAGATAGTTTATCTGAAAAAACATCTAGTGCAAATATAGATTTAGAAAGCGATTTAGTTCTTGCTAGCGGTGTAACAATAGACTTTACTAATGGTTCTGCTACAGGACTATCCGGCGGTGGTGGTGGAACTAATAAAAACTTATTAATTAATGGTGGATTTCAAGTTTGGCAAAAAAGTACAACCGGAACTAACGCAAATGATGGATTAGTAAAATCTGTTGATAGATGGGTAACAGGTGGTAACTATGTTTCTGGTTCTCTAGTTTCTATAGTTGCTTCAACAATAGACCAAGGTGTATTTACTTTTGGGCAAAGTGATGTTCCAGACAATCCTCTATATTATGCAAGGTGGTATAAAACATCTGGTACTGGAACAAGTATTATGGAGCAAAGAATAGAAGGTGTTGAAACAGCTGCTGGTCAATCTATTGCTATAAGTTTTTGGGCTAGAACAGCTTCTGGAAGTAAAACTCTAAAGACTGCTGTTACTCAAACATTTGGTGTTCAAGGTGGTCAATCAAGTCCAGTTACAACACAGATAGATTCTCATAGTGTTACTACAACATGGACTAAATTTACTGCTACAGTATCTGTACCTAGTGTCTCTGGAAAAACAAAAGGTACAGCAGACGGTTTTCAAGCTATTAGAGATAGATTAGCATTTCAATTTGTTGATGATAATGGGGCTACCTTTGACTATTACATAGCTAATGTGAAAGTTGAATTGGGTGGTTCTGTCACAGCATGGGAACCAGAAAAGTATATTGATGTTGTTCAGCAATGTTGGAGATACTATCAATTAATAGCAGCTGGAGTTAACTCTATATTTGCTTCTGGTGGTGGAACAACTAGAGCTAATGTGTATGACGGTATTATAGATTACAGAGTTCCATTGTATAGAAGACCAACTTTAAGAAGAAGTGGTCAATTAAGATTTATCATATCTACAGAAGCACAAAATGGTAATTATATTAATACTAACTTAAACAATAATAAAACAGCTTACGGTTCTGGTTGTTGGAATGCAGACTTAGGAACTTTAACTAGCCGAGCTGGATTGACATTTGCACAGGCAATAACAAATCAGAGTAGTGCTTGGATGTATTGGGACGCGGAGATATAAATGAATTATTATTTAGATGATATTACAGAAGTATGGTTTATTTGGGGTGCAGATGATGACCAAGAATCAGAAGTTCCCGGAACAATAAATATTATGTATCAACCAGAAGGAATGGAAGAAGAGCAAGTAACTATTCCGGGTAATTACGAAGATTCAGAAACAGAATTACACTCAACTCATGTTAAACAGTGGGTAGAGGCAGGCAATACTATAGGAGAAAACAGGTACCCAATTGAGTAAGATAACAGTTGACCAAATAGAAACTACTGGTGGCAGTAAATTAATTATTAATGATGGTATATCATTCAACATACCTGTAAGAATAAAAAATTATACAACTGCGCAAGTTAATGCACTTACTGGTATGGAAATTGGCGATTTAGTTTATGATACAGATGTAGAGCTACTCAAAATATATAGTGGTACAGATTGGTTAGAAGTTGCAGGTGCTCCTAACGAATTTGATGTCATTAATGAAAGTACATTAGGTACTGGTGTAACTACTGACGGTGTATTACACAAAGACGGAGAAGTGTACACAGATAGAATTTATGAACAAAACGCAGGTGCTGGTGTGAACATTGATGGTACTTTAATTAAAGATATCGGAATTGAAACTGACACAATAGTTGAAGCTACTGCAAATCAAGGTGTAACAATAGAAGGCTCTGTTTTAAAAGATGGAGGTATAACTGTAGCAGGAGATATATTACCAAATACAGACTCAACACATGATTTAGGTAGTACTGATTATAAATTTCAAGATTTACATTTAGCTGGTTCAACAATCTATTTAGGTGCAAGAACAATAACTGCTGATTCTAATGATTTGAAAGTAGATGGCGGTATAAAAGCTGATAGCATATCTGAATTTACTGCTGCTGGTGGAATAACTATTCCTTCTGATATAACATTTACAGGAGAACTAGATATGACCGGTGCTACTGGTGTAGGGTTTCCTACTGGTAAAGTAGGCAACTGGGAATATTCTTTTTCTGATACTGAACAAACATTTGCAGTACCTTATGATGATACAGGTATAGAGATTACTCCACTTACAACAACAATCTTTCCTACACAGGGTAACTCTAAAATAATGATTATATTGACATTATATGGAGAAGCAGCTGCTCACGATATGATGGGTTATTTTAGTAGAACAGTATCCGGTTCTGCTGAAGTTAAATTAAGACCCACAGCTGTTACAGGACAAAGAGGTGCTTTTATGGTTGGTAACTATCCAGACGGAGATTATTCCAGTACACCATATCAAACAAATTATACTTATATTGATAGTCCTGCAACAACTAATTCAACTGTTTACAAACTTTATTTAGCAAGAAGTAGTAATAGCACTGTTAACTTTAGATTTAACGGGACACTAAATACAAGTACCTCTTTGAACTATGAAAAAGGACATTCAACAGTAACATTATTGGAGCTCTTAGCATGAACAGTTTAAATGATTATTGGATATCAGAAGCTATATTAGCATTATCTCCAGATTCAGTATTTGTAGTTTCTGGAACAACAGAAGATGATATTAGTTGGAGTAATGATGTTGAACATCCATCTTGGGAAGATATAGAAGCTAAAGCTCAAGAACTGTTAGATAATTATTTAGCCAAAGAGTATCAAAGAGATAGAAAAAGCGAATACCCATTAATTAGAGAACAATTAGATAAATTGTTTCATGACATTGAAAATGGAACACTTGATACTACAGGTGAATTTTATAATGCCATAAAGGCAGTAAAAGATAATAACCCTCAACCAGAAGAAGACGAAGCCTCATGATATATAAAATTGTAAACGAACTATTCATGGTAAAATTCAATCAATCCCTATTACTTTTGATGGAGAGTAACTAATGAGTACTATAAGAGTAACAAACATTGAATCATTAGACGCTTCTAATGACCCTGTTGTATTTAATTCTGATATACAAATGAACTCTCCGCTAAGTATTATTAGCAGAACTCAAGCAGAAATAGACGCTATAGCAAATCCTGCTAGGGGACAACTAATTTTTAATACAGATAAAGGCGTAATGACACAATATAACGGAACAAAGTGGATTAAATATAACGCTAGTAAATTAAATGTAGGATTGTGGGTGGCTCTTGGCTAGAAAAATAATTCAATCTTACTACACTATAGACGCTGCTAATGACACTATTAAGTTTCCATACTATGTAAAAAAAGAAGAAATATATCTTATTGTTGATGTTGATACTGGAACAGAACTTGTTAACTTTGTTGACGCAGAATTATCAGTTGCTACATGGAACTGGAGTGAAGCTGATGAAGAATTAACAATTACTACAGTTGCAGATTTAAGTGCATTAGGTGTAACAGACAGTTCAAAATTACAAATTATTGTAGATAGACCTCTTAATGAAATTGAGGTTGCGGACTCTCTCTTAGACCCAGTACATAAAATTCGTGTATCAACTCCAGAGAACCTAATTGACACAGACTTTGAGTATGGACTTCAGCCTACTAAATGGGAGACATTAGAGTTATCAAATAATGTTCCTTCTTTCTATGTAGCAGACGGAGACGCTGCTTTACAAATAGTTACAGGGATTACTGCTAAAGCAGGTTCTGATATTGTTACAGTAAGTTGTAGTGACGAGCACGGACTTGTAATCGGTACACCTATTGATGTGCAAGGTTTAACATCAAGAACAGCAGAAGGTAAATTCCTAATTAAGTCTGCTAGTACTACTACATTTACTTATGTTGCTAATGCAGTACAACCAAACACAGGAAGTATTGGTTCTATTTACTCTACAGTAACTCCGGGAAGATTTTATGCAGGTTCTCAAATAACATATGATAAAGACACTGGTGTTCAAACAGACGGACTACCTCAATCAACACTTAGTATTACAACTCCAAATCCACACGGATTTGTTGACAATTCAAACTTCTACCTAGTAAATACTGTTGCAACTAAAACACTTAAAGTAACAGAAACTACTACATCTGACGCACCAGATGGTAGACCTTATGTAGATTTTGCTGAAGAAGTTACAGTAACACCAACTGTAGATTTAACTAAAACAGAAACTAAAGCATGGAGACCTCCTCACTCAATTAAGTTTGACGCAACTGCTGTAAACCTTGCTAACGATACAATTGCATGGACCAATCACAGAATGCGTGCAAATGATGTAGTACTTTATGTACCTCCATCTGGTGATACTCAAATAGGTGGATTAGATAGATTTGATTTTTATTATGTAAAAGTATATGATGATGACCATATTCAGTTAACTACAACCAGAGATGGTTCTGCTATAAACTTTACAAATACAGGCTCATACAATTATGGTAGAGCAATGATTGGTATGGTTTATGAAATATGGAGAGGCAGAGGTAACTACAGAGATTCTTATGGCTACGCTTATACAGTGGCAGAGTATAACAATGGCGTTGGTTCTGGTTGGGATATAAACCAGTTTGATTCAGCAGCAGGTGGATATGGATTAGGTGGTGGCGCAGATGAAGCATGGAGAACTATCGATAAAGTTATGCTTTGCTCAAGAACTAATCAAAGAATAGAAGATTATATAAAAGACGCATACACTTACGGATTACAACAAGATTCGACAAACTATACTTTCCCGGAAACAGGAACTAAGCCAAATAGATGGAACTTCATAGAAGATGACGCTCATTGGATAGACGGTACTTGGTTCTTTAATAGAAATTACGCAGGAACACCTTTTAGAACATCAAATGGTGGTTACTGGAGATTTAGAAAAAATTATAACTACAATGGTGGTTATAGATACTTTGGTGCATATTCTGGAACTAGAGATGTATTCGTAGTACCGCTTATTAGAGATGATGAAGCTGATACTTTTTATTCTGAAAATTTTGCTTTAGCAGATGGTGATGATATAGCTTTAACTATAAACTCTGGCGATATAGAAGTATTAACAGGTGTATCTACTAACAGAAACTTAATTTTACAAGACACTATAGGTTCGGGAACTTATCAGATAGAAAAAGTAGGTAATGATAGATTTAGATTAAAAAACGGAGGAACTACACAGCGAATTACAGAAGCAACTGGAGTATATGGTTGGTCTGGAACAACAGACAATGCTACTAAGAATAGTTTTTATTTACCAGAACATGCTTTGAATCAAAATTCAAATATCACTATAGACGCTACACAAGGTTCATTGCCTGCTGCAACAACAGGTGCTTTAACGCCAATAAATCCAGATACAGTACCTTTTGAATTTTCTCTTATTAAAGAGGGCATAAATAATTATTTTGATAACAATGTAGGTAGAGTAGATATAGTAACTTCTTCAAGTCCATCTACTACAGGTTATATAACAGATGGTGTTAGAGCAGGTAGTGTAAAAAGTTATTCTTATGTTTCTACAAGTGCTATTACTACAAGATATTGGTCTACGGCTGACCAAGTTACTGAACAGGTAACATACACTCCAGCTGATATAAATGAAACAGATGTTTACTTCCCTTATGCAGGAACAAGACATGATGGAGACCAACCATCACTTGTAGGTACAACATTTACTGCTAATTCTACAATTCCATTCTGGGCAACATTAAGAAAATTTAATGAAGTAGATGGAGCAACTTATGCACGATATGAACAATATTTATATTTGTATCATAGAAGTGTAAGTGGTAGAGGTTATACAGGTTCTGAAAGAAATACTCAAAGCTACAGTGCTACAAATAATAATTACTACTGGTCAGCTTCTTGGCAAAAAAACTATGGTAACTCTACTGGACAAGATGTAGATACAATACTTATTTCATACAAAATTAGAAATAGAAGCTTATATGATAGCAACTCTTGGATGGTTTCATACAGAAGCGAAAACGGTGACAGAATTTATGTTTATAACTACAGCAACTCTTATGAAGAAGATTTACAAGGATTAATCTGTTTACAAGTAGAAGAAACTACCATATGGGATAACAATGAATTAATAGAGTTTATGGAGGGTATAATTGACTCTTATGATGAAGGAATGTTCTATCCAACACTAGCTAATCAAACTACTTACAGAGTAAATGTTTTAACTAATGACAGAATACAGCTAAAAGCAGACAGTGGTCTTATTATAGATTTAGCTTCTGCTGGAGGTAATGACTTAGCTTTTACTACAGACGCAGAAATAGGAATTGTTGATGGAGCATACTCTGCTACAAATACTCAAACTGAATCATTTGATTTTTCTACTAACTTTCAAGTAGACCCAGTAATATACAGCTTTAATGGTGCAAATATTACAGCGGATGATGAAATAGAAATAACTAATGGACATAAGTTACAAAATGGTGCTTCTTTAATTTATGATAATAATTCAAATACAGACATTGGAAACTTAACTGATGGTGTTACATACTATGCAATTGTATTAG